TTCATCATGAAAATTATAGTTGGTATATCAAATCTAGTGGCTAGTCGAATCTTCACGCGAGTTTCTGTCCAAAGTTAAATTTAGCATTGTTCAATGAACTTACTGCGTCCATGCCCGCATCATTAGAGTTAACTGAACGCCAACTTGATTTATTCGTATGTCGACCAGTGACTCTGTTTTCTAGAACACGTTTGAAACTTGAACAGTGAATACTAAGCACAAAGGTATCGGCAAATTCAGCAAAGTTTTCATCTATCACATAACTGGTCACTACTCCTGTGTAACGCAGTGCTGGAGCACCATCTAGCTGATAGGTGTCTGTGTAGAATCCACGCCATATTTCTATCTTGGCACCTTTGACACCTGCTGTTAAGATAGCACCTATCTGTGTCTTGTCAACACCAACCAAGGCCACGGTGGTATCATAACTGGTAGCACTTAGGTCACGTTGATGACCACTTACGCTGACCAATCCACCCAATGCGGTATACTTGCCACTGAATGTTGAATTACTAAATGTTTCATCTTGGAAACTACTGCTGAAGGCATAGACCGTGTTGTTAGGCATGGTCAGGCGAATAAATTCAGCATCCTTGATTGTTAACTTGCCTTGGACCTGTGAAATTACAGTAGACATTAGGCAGCTCCTACATCTTCATACAATTGGAATGAGTCATTGAATACGATATATCTACCAGGAATGATTGAATAGGTTGGCATGTTAGGGCAGAACAATTTGAATTGAACATCATTGCCATAGTTGAGACTCAGTCCCACCACACTGGTTGAGATAAAGTTTGGACGATGTGTGGTCACGGTAACACTAGCATCATTTCCACGAGCAACATCTTCAGTCACAGTAAATGGATATGGTCTACCAACAACCTGTATTATGTCGCCTGCCTTGAATAGCAATTTGTCTGCGGTATTATTATTGTCAATGGCAAAGACATTGCCCAAGACCAATTGATTACCTTGAAAACTAGTTATGGTAATATTAGATCTCTGTCCAGTTGACATGGCACCTTGATAGGCAAACATCCAACTGATATTTGCGAATGTAACTGTTTCACTCAGTCGACGGTCTAGTGTGTCTAGGGCTTCGGTTAGATCACGGTTGCTAGCATATGGCAGATAGGCAGGAAACTTGACATTCAATCTCCAAGGATTCTTTGTTACTGTTTCATTTCTAAATGCTATTTCATTACGTGAATATTGAATGCCAACTACCTTGCGGCGATTGAACTCAATGGCTTCTGCCTTGTTAATGATTGTCTGTAGTCCTGCCATTATCTTGTCCTCATTGGTAATTCTCGGCGTGCCTGTTCAACATTGCCGAATAGTGTCATACGATTTTCCGCAAATAGTTGTGCCACACTCTTGGCATCCACAGCAGAGATATTATTGATGATTGTTGTTGAACCGCCACCTAGTCTACTATTGGGGACGATACTACCACTGGCGTTGGGAATGAATAATTCTGGTCCCTGTTCACCAACCATATAGGGTGTATTACTACTGACTGGACCACCTGCGGCACGACCTGGCAATGAGAAAATATCACCTAGACCAAATGACTTAAACAGACCAATCACGGCCGACTTAAGAGCAATCTTTTCTAGATCCATAATAATACTACGAGCCAGATCACCAAATGATAGTTTGCCAGTTTCAACAAACTTATCTAAAGATGAACTCATATCACTCCATACAGCATCAACCATCATGCCGGCTGTTTTAAATGGCGTAAATGATTCAGCAATCTGTTTAGCACGGTCTTGAGCACCTGCCTTAAAGTTCTTATCTAGTTCATTGCGGAATATTAATTCTTGTTCAACTAATTTTAAACCTTGTTTATATTCTTCATTAACACTGGCAATGGCCTGTGCTTTTTCTTCCTCACTTAATCTATTATTATTAGTGATATCACGAATGGTTCTTAATTGTTGAGCTTGTATTTCTAACTCTTTTCTACTTGCGGCCTGTGTATTACTACTTAGACCAAATATCTTTTGTTCAAGATCAAGCGATCGACTTCTTTCATTATTAGATAAAGTCATACCTTCAACTTGTAGTCTAATTGAACGCTGATTTTCTAATCCTATTTTGATTGCAGCCTGTTCAGCATTGTCATCTGCTTGTTTTCTAATACCGGCGGCCTGTTCTTCTAGTAGATTTGCTCGTTGTCTAGTAATAACATTCTTACGAACAAGTTCTTCGATGGCCTTGGTGGCTTCTACCTGATCATGAATATTCTTGAGACTGCTTTCTTCTAAGATAGATTTATAATTAATTGCCTCAACTTGGCCCATTTGTAGACCATTAAGTTTACTCTGTAGATCTAGTCCTCGTTGTTTAACTTCATTGCTTAACTGTTGACCATAGAAACTTTCTTGCTGTGTCTTATAGAAATCTTTTTCAGCACTAATTCTTTCAGCATTGGTTTTATTATTAAAGGCGGCAATTTCAGCAGAACGATCTACTTGATCTTTTTTAGTTTTCTCTTGTGCTTGTAAGGTATATTCTTTTATTTTTTCTGCTGATTCAATACCAATGGCAGTAATCTGATTAAAGTCTCTTCTAGCATTGCCGGCGCTGACGATAGAACCAGCCTGCATGTTCATTAATTTTGCGCTTAGGGCAGTTGCTTCTTGTGCCGCAGCTTTTAAGTTTCGTTCTTGTTCTATGATAGCTTCATTAATCTTAGTTAATGGTAGATATGTTTCCTCAAACTTTCTACGGAATCCATCAGCCTCCGGACCTAACTTCTTAAGATACTCTAAGATATTATTGATAGTTTCAGCAGATTTTTTTGGATCGCTAGCATCAATATTTTTAATCTGCTTAGCAACTTCACGAGCTTGTTCTGCTGTTAATCCCAATAGATAGGCCTTAACACTTAACCAAGCATTGTTAATGGCAGCACCCATTTGTGCTTCGCCCATTGCTCTACTACTTTCAGTAGTTAGATCAATTTCTTGATTCATAAAGCCAAAATCTTTCTTCAACTGTGTAATAGCAGTAGAAAGATCACTGTAGACTTTTTGTTGTTTTAATTGTTCATTAATATCAAAGAAGCGTTTTGTTTCCTCTGATAGGGATCCATATGATGCCCTTAGACCTTCTAGGGTTGGAAGATTTTGTTGTTGAGCATCTTTTAAGTTTTTAACACTGGTTGTTAAGTCATCTGTGCGTTCCTTAAGATTACGCATATCAACGCCAGCAACCTTAAGTGCTTGTTGTAATACAGGAATAGCAACAGCGGCAACAGCACCAATGATAATACCCATTGTTCCAAAGCTACCTAATAACTGCGGAACTTGTTGTCCTAAAGCAATAAACGCACTTGTGCCACCTGCTATCTGAACTGATAAGTCTTGAATTTGATAGGCAACATTTCGAATGTTTTGAGTCTGTTGACCCATTGACTGACCAACTTTCTTTGTGGCATTATCTAGGTTTTCAGTTGCGGTAACTGTTTCTTTTATCTGTGCTGTGCCATTTACCGTGACATTAATTTGTAAATCATCTACATTCTTTGCCATATTATTTTCCTAATGTTTTAGTGACATAATCACGCATTGCCGTAATGGCAGGTCCTGACATACCTTCAGTATGTTGTCTACTGTGTCCTTCATCCAGCCACTTGGCATAGGGATAGGCCGCATTGATTGAACTAGCACTCTTTGTAGTATGACGAACAGCATACCCAGTCTTAACCGGAGTATGCTTAACGAATACAGGATAACCAACATCAACAAGACTTTTTGCTGTAATGTTATTTTGTATCATATTCAATCTATCAGTAGTCTTCATTATCCACCTCTAACACTTTTCATAATTTCCATCAATTGACTTTCATCATAATTTGTTTCAGCACTAGGATCCGCTTTTACTCTTTCCCAAGTCGAGTAGACATCTGCCACCATGATATCAAATGTGCTACCTTCTCTTAAGACTGTGCTGGGCAATTGATTATACATTTTGGCTAGATGTCCTATAGTGATTAACTTTGCGGATTCCCAGTTTCGCTCATCAACGGCTTGGTTTTTGACTTTCCCAGGTTGTCATTAATCTTTCCTAAAACAGCAACGGCTAATTCAACTGGGAGTGTATTGCCTTCCTTGAGACAAGGCTGGCCTTCAGCATTTAATACTATCTTTCTAAGGATAACATCAATAGCGCCATCTTGTTCTGTTTGGCTACGAAAAAAATCAAAGTAGGTATTGATGTCTACATAGTCTTTCATATAGAAAACTACGGGTTCACCATACTCTGCTAGGATGTCTGGGGTATCTATTACTATTTCTAGTAGTTCGGGGGTTTTTGCGAATTCGCTAATGTTCTTCATATCTTTATTCCTTTTCACCTTTTAAAATGTGGACTACCGCAAGAGCAAATCTTAGGCGTCCGTTAATCTTGTCTAAGTCACCTTGGGCACATTTAAGTTCACCTAGGCTCTTAGCCACTTCTGCTTCTAAACTTTCTAATAAGTCTTTACGACTATAATCTTCTAAATTGACCATATCTATTAATCCTTTTAACTTGATATTTACTCAAGAGAAAGCCCTATGGGTTAGATAGGGCTTGTTTTTGTTTAATTTAAATTAAACTGTGCCACTGGTCAAATCACCATCTACACTAACTGTCAAAGGTGTTACCCATACCGGTGCGGTTGGGCTGACTTTTGGTGCTAGGTTAGTTAGATAACCACGACCGGCCACATACTTTGCTCCTGTTGCTGTGCCATTGAAATATACACGAAAGTATATCAATGTCTTGTTAGCACTTAGATCAAAGATGCCTGTCGTTGCTGTGAAGAATGAACCATCATCAACAACCACGTTGGCTGCAACGCTATTGCTAGCAGGTGTAGCCACAGTAGGTTGACTCTGTGAGTCAAGTTGTGTCCATGAAAATGTGCCATTGCTGTTGTTGATAGTGATATCTTGAACAGCGCCTACGATTAATCCACTACTGGTTGTTGAAATAGTAGCAGTAGAAATCTGTAGGATAGCACGAGTTGTTGGACTTGATACGTTATAGTATGCCATTTCTGTGTTTTCCTTATTGTTTTATTTGCTTGAGTCTAAACTCGAAAGTATAGATCAAAACGTCCTCTTGTTTGTCTGCGGTATAGTCGCTTTCTGTTGAGAAATTAACGATACCTAAACTGTCTTTTACACCTAAAATCTTTGTAACTAGGGAATCCAATTGTGTTGGAGTATTCTTAGCATCCACTGATACAAATGCCTGCGTAACAATCTCATCTTCCATGATATTATTGAATGTCAAGACTGGAATCATTACTGATTCAACCTTGGTATCATTATCAACATAGACCTTTTTCTTGTTCTTGATATACAATGGTTGGCCATCTTGTTGCCAAGGCAGCTCACTACTGACAGCAAACTGGGTAAGTGTGCTGATAGCCGAGGTGATCTGTGTGATCAATTCTGATCTCATCGAACTCTCACTATGTTAGAACGGGTTGGCATCTTCTCAGTGTTCTGGATTGTGCCATCACCTGAGAAATCATACCATGAACCATCATCTATCAATTCCTGATAAAGACTTCTATATTTTTCATTGAAGAAACCAATCTTTACACGCTCACTATTGTCTTCACGACTAAAGTCAGCGACCTTGGGCAGGATGTATTCACCCAGTGCGTGATAAACACACAGTTCAGTGAAATCTGCCTGACGATCTTTGATCTTGTTTGGATTCAATCTAGGAACCGCAATTAGACCACTGGTAAAGATAAGTGGATCATACGAACCACCTGACTGACGGATGTAATAACTACGCCACCAATCGGATTGTGATAGAAGACTAATGATGCGATCGGTTGAACGCTCCAAAAGATCCTCTACCACAACACTAGTTAGGCCTTCATTGCTTTCAAAGACACGCTGATCCAGAGCGGTAACATCTGCATATTCCGCAAAACTAACTACGCTATTTGAAACTTTAATGAATGCCATAACTAGATTCCTTGTTTAGATTATAGGTTACCTTCTGCGGTGATCTTAACTCCAAAGGAGCTTTGTAGAACACCAGCACCGGCGACGGCTTTAAGAACAACGTCAGTAGCACGAGCGGCAGGTAGATACAAGGTATTCATATCGATACCACCACGCATAGCATGACCAATTGCGTTAGGAGCAAACACAGCATTCAAATATGCGTTAGCACCGCCAGTTGTCACTGCGGCAACCAATGGGCTTTCGAAGATTTGAACGTTGGCAATAGTTCCAATGTAGAAGTTACCTAATACAGAGTTACCAATGTCACTTAGTGCGGCCACGTTGGTTTGAGCAACATAAGTCAATTGCTTCTTAACATCATAGGCGCAGTTAGGGTGAATAACAGCAACGAATGGACCTGTCAACTTGTTGGCACGTAGTGTAGCTGCAGCTTTTAGGATCAACTCACTGGTCATTGTTGTAGTTGTGCTTCCTAAGTCGCTACCTAGACCAGAGAATGTGGCAAATGCCTGTGTGTCGATAGACTCAGCAATAGCACGACCTGACTGGTCACCTAGTTGGCTCATAACGTCTTGGAAGGCGCTGTCACGCAACATGTCTGTCACTTGATTGTAAACAACGTGCTCTGCCAAGGTGATTGTTGGAGCTGTTGTGTTTGTAGTCTTGGCAGTTGCGGCAGCTTCGTCAGTGATTAATTCAGCACTGATACCGGCCCATACTGGGATTTGAACTACTTTACCACTGTTCATTGGAACGTCATAAACACGCATGATTTGACGAGCAACAGAGTTCTCGTAGGCAGCGTATTCAGCTTGAACAACTAACGGTGCGAATAATTCACTGTTAATGTTCGAATTGTTATTTGATGGATAACTCATTTTAATATTTCCTTAAAGGTTTAATGTTTTTTTATACCTAGTTGGGCTTCTTTATACATTGCTCTATGAGCAGGATTCTTCATGTCCAACTTAGATAAGTCTAATTTTGCTTGACTTTGATTAACATTGCTACGACCTTGGGTTGTGCTGGCTCCGGCTGATACAAAGTGAGGATTGTTCGAGAGAAACTCCGAAACTAAATCTTCTACTCCGAAAGGTTGTCCTTGATCATTGTAACGAACGGTGCCTTTTGTATCCAGCACTTCAACTTCACCACTTTCATTCAACCTAACCTGTGGCTTCAATAGCGCCTTGACCTGATCTGCGTTAACAGCTCGGTGTTTGGCAGCGGCAGAAACCAACGGCACATCTACGGTATAATTCTTGATAATCTCATCACGCTTGCGAATTTCTTCGTCTTTCTTCTGAGCCAAGTTTTGTAGAATACTGTCAAACTCTCCGCGCTTTTTCTGCTCGTCTAGTTTTTGTTTTTCAGCATTCACTTTTAATTGACGCAGTTCTTCAATATCGCCCAAGTCCTCATAACGGTTAGAAAGTTTCTTAGTGACAGCAGTCTTTGTTCTTGCCATCATGTCATCTACTTCTTTCTGTGTGTAGAACTTTTCGCTTGCCTGGTTGTTATCTGTATCAGACCCAGTGTCTTCGTTTGCCAATGTATTGTCGGACATCGTTGCCTTGCCTCCCTTTCAGAGTTAATTTTGGTGGGACCATACTATCCCTTGTTGATATTTATGGTATCAATATTTCTTTGGTGGTTTAACGGGTTTTTTCTTGGATTTCATTTCTTACTCCTATGTTTGTCTGCGGCCTTGTGTGCTTCACGAGCAACACTTAGGGCAATGGCCACGGCCTGCTTCTGTGGCATGCTAGGATGCTTCTTCATTTCATAACTGATATTCTTACTGATAGTCTTTTGACTGTAACCTTTTTTCAATGGCATATCATGCTCCTTGGGTTGGTTCTGGTGCCCACTTGGCACACCAATATAGTGGACGGACTTCTCCGTGCCATAACTCACACTGATTATTTTCTTCAGGATTCCAATATTCACAGTTGGCACAGTTTTGGCCTGCTGGAACACCTGCGTTGCTGGCTGGTTGATACTTGGCTGGCAGGCAGTCTGGAATTGGCTCACCATCTGGATAGGTTCTTGGTATGACTTCTGCTTCTGGCAGGCAGGTTAGAGTTGAATTCAATTGCCACTGTTGTTTGCGATGCTGGTCGATACGATCAGCTAGGAAGTTCTGTAGACCATATTCACGAGCTGAAGTGGCTAGGTCAAAGGTATCTTGTAAGCGTGTGACTAGGATATCTAAATCATCTAAAAGATTCTGAAACATTAGCTCTGGATCAATGATGTCATCACTGGGGTCTGCCAGTTCTGTTTCTTTTACAATGTTGGAATAGTTGCCCTTGGGGAAAGCACCAATGCGTCTCAATTGTTCAGCATAGGCATCAATAGATTCCTGTGCGTCGGTATAGATACCTTCTAAGAAAGTGTGATACTGTGGGAAGTCCTCACCCATCACAGTCCAATGATAATTATGACTCTTAAGGTAAAAGGTAAAGTTATTAGCAAAGGCCAACAACAATGATTGCGTTAGTTTATCCATTATTCTAGTCCTGTGGTTGTTGATGAAAAGTATCTGCGTGGACGGGCACCTGGCTGTGTTGACGGTCCAGTCTTCTGTGGTCCTGCCGCTGAGAATCCCTGCGCTGTCAAGTGAGTCACAGGTTCATCTGGTAGGTTAGGATCATCCAGCAGTTCACGGACGCGATAATCAATGACTCCCAGTGCTTCAGGGCTGGTTGCCGCTGACTTGGCAGTGACCAATTCATTGTATTCACGTTGGATGTCACGGATGGAGAATGAGTCTGGATATTTGACTGAACCATCCCAGGTGTAGCCTTGATACTCACAGAACAGTTTCCACAACTGTTCTTCGGCTAGTTCTAGGCTGTCTGCCTTTTCGCTTAGGCGGGCATTTAACAGTTCAAACTCTGTCTGGAGTGCTATACCACTGGAGACTCCTGTTCTAGTTGTTCTAACACCACCTACATTGGCTAGGTCATTGATAGTTGATTCTAGTTTAGTAATAGTTTCTTGTATTGACGCAATGTTGGCACCATTGGTCTGTAGATAGTAAGGAGCTAGGGCTGGATCACTACCTGTTGGCTGAATGATCAAGGCACCAGCACCGCTTCCCAACTGTGCGTTGTCTGGAACTACCAATGATGGATGACCATCTAGTCTAATGCTCTGTTCAATCTCACTGGTCAAGTTATAGATCATCTTCTGTATGTCAGCAATATCAGTGATATCACTAACGCCCTGTCCACGCACTAGACTCTTGCGATTGTAGACCAAGACAGCGGGTATCTTGCCCAGTTGATTGGGAACTTCTTCTTTGAGTCTGGCTTCTTGCTTTTCACTGTCTAGGAACCATGTCTTGATCGACTCTTTAGTCCACTCTTTCAGCACAGTGATCTTATCAACCACTTCTTCAATGTATTTGATATAGGTCAATTCATACTGACCATTAGGGTGACGCTCCCATGTCCAATCATTAACAACTAGTGGACTGACAACGTTGAGATAAGGGCGAACACCAGCATCTAACTCTTGTTGACGGGTCTCAGCACCAACGTTGGGTTTAGTCATCAAGACCCAGCAGTGGCCCCAGACACTTGCCCACTGTGCCACATCTTTCATGAATGAGTTGAAACTTCTACCTTCAAAGTCACTGTCTTTAAGCAGTGATTCAATATCAGGTAATCCTTCAATAGTTCCAAAGTCACGCACGATGTCATTGCGGAATAGAAAGCTCATATAGGTTGAGATTACCGATGAACAGTGGTTTGCTAGTGGAGTTGTTTTTAGTCGGGCTTGGTATTCAGCGTCTTGCTCTAGAACATACTTGGTCAAGTGACCTGCTCTGCGATAGTCATCACCCCCGACAAAACTATCTAATAAGAATGTCCAACGATCCCTATTGCGTCCGTATTCACGGTTGGTCATGCTTAATCGTCTAAAGTCTTCAACGAGCGTTAAATTAGCCATATGCTAGTGTCCTTGATGTTTGTGTTTCTCGCTTGCCGATCATATGTCCCCAGGTCTTTACCGGCTGATCTACCGCTGGTTGTCGAACTGGGAACAGATAGTCTACACAATAACGAAGGGCATCGTTCATATGATCGAAACCCGAATCTTTATCTGGAATGCTTGTGCCTTCTTTATAGGTCTGTTTCTCAAGGCATTCAATTACATATTTACAACGAGGATCTACATAGAGGCTAGTTATGCCCGCTGTAGACATGAGTTTGGCATTAACAGCGTTAACACCGTCTCTAATCGGCGTGTGTGACCTAGGTGCTTGAACACGGAATCCAGCATTTCGAAGTATAACATGATCTGTTCTACCACCCGCTGAGGTCTTGCGTTGTGCTCCGGCAGGGTCTGGATAGCAGATGATGCCATGGTTGGGATATCTCTGCTTGATTTCGTCTGCTATTTCGTCTGTATTAGATCCAAATACTCGCAGTTCATCAATTACCCACAGCAGATTACCTGACTTGACCAAGACCACAGCTGACATGGGATCCACGTTGAAGTCAATGCCTATGTGTAGTTCATAGGGCAGTTTGAAATCCTCAGGTAGTGATTTAACATGAGTCTTGCGGTCAAATGCGTAGAATATCCTGCCCGAGAATGTTTCAAATGATGCCATAAACTCCTGACGGAATGTCCGCTCATCTAGACTCTTACGTGCGGCTTCTATTTCTTCTGGCTTGACGTTGCCACCTTCAATGGTAGTGTATTGGAATGATACCCATTCTTCGGGGTGAGCTTGACTCATTGAATAGAGATCATGCCCTAGTCCACCTAGTCCTTTGGGTGTTCCAATAAACAAAGCACCGCCTTGGCGATCGGCGAGAGTGGGACGGAGGGTTTCATACCATGCGGCTGGGTCAATGTCAGCGAATTCGTCGATAACAAGGTAGTCCAGTCCGATTCCACGTAGTGAGTCATAGTTGTCTGCTCCTTTGAGTGATATTGTTGATCCATTTTTAAGTTCCACGGTTAGTTCAGTTTCATTGATCTTTTTGGCCCAGCGCAGTTCGATCAGTTTCTTGCGCAGTTTCTTCCAGGCGATCATCTTGGCCTGTCTATAGGTAGGGGCGATATACCATACGGTTCTATCAGGTAGTCTAGCGTGATAGCACAGTTCTCGGATGCTGAGGTGAGTCTTACCAAAGCGTCGACCAGCGACAACCACCTTGAATCGCTGTGGTGCGGCTACGATGGTCTCTTGTGGCAGGCTTAAGGGCATTATTCTTCTGTCCAAGGAAGAGGAGCGTTGGCTTCACTATCCATTGGATTGTCTGACATTCCTAAGAAGTTTTTAGCTAGGAAGATCTGTAGGGCCGCGCTGTTGTTAACTATGGCATTGTGAAGCATAGCACGCCGTAGACTCTGCTTTAGCGATTCGCGTCCCTTTATTAATTCTACGCTGAAATTATAACGTAGGGTATTCCCATCAATGCCAAACCAGTCTGCGATCTCAGTGTCCTTACATCCTAAGGCTGCTAGTCGTTGAACTTCGTTTGGGGGAATAATTGTTTTATCACGCCCTACTACAACACCTTCAACTTCTTTAGTTCCAAGTTTACGTGTTTTGCGTTTAGAGGCGGGAATATTATCGGGTTGTTCCATACCAGTATTTACAGTAACTTACTGTATGGCCAAAAGAAAAGGGTCAATTAAGACCCTTTTCCCATTGCTGTCAAGCAATAAGCACTTGTAGAACCCCATGTCCTACACTATTATTATAAACTCTACATGTCGTCAGTCAATATTTATTTTTGCCAATCAATGTCTAATGGTATCAAGATGATCTGTCATTTTGATATACTTGATGCGATCTTCTAGCCATAAGAGTGTGTTACAGACGTCATCAAAGTTCAACCAGGTTTCATAGTCAATCTTGTTAACTGGTGTGTCTATTTGGTAGTTCTTGTGGAGCCGTTTTAGGGCGGTTTCTGCGGCCTTGAGATCTAACTCTTCTACTTGTTCTCGTGTTAATATCATTCTGTTACCAATTCAATCTTCTTAATGATTTGACCATTGATAACACCAGTGGCTGTGTATTGGAGAAACTGTTCACGGGCCAGTTCCTTGTCACTGTATTCAAAATGGCAGGTCCTGCCTTCTGTCAAGGTCATTAGTATCACATGTTTAGTGTTTTGGGTTTTCTTGTTCATATTGTCTCGTCATTTCTAATAGTTGTATGCGATTACTTAGTCGCTGGATTTCTTCATTTTGATGATTAAAGGCTCGAGCCAATTCCATAATGCTCTTGCTCATGACTTCTTGATTTTGTGCCATCTGTTCCAGATCACGGAGTGGGTTAAAGTCGGGATTAAACATGATCAAACAGCCTGGGTAAAGGATTATGGAACTGTTGATATTCATATTCTCCTTCTGCCGCCGCTCGACAGATAAGAATAGAGTATTGTCCCAATTCATTTTTATATAACTTACCTGAATGTTTGATCTGATCAATCATCCATCCAAATAGATTATCTGTGGCCAAGGCTCCTGATCTACCACAGACTATTTCTCCATTATAGATCTTTTCCGCCGCGTCATAATATTGTCTCCTCATGCCCGCAATGCTGTCCTTTTTAACCAGTTTAGCTTCCTTGATTTCCAAGCTCTGTGCCAGGGTTTCTAAGAGGATTTCCTTGTGATCCTTGATTAGTTTGATGGTGTGTTTCATTTACGTTTCCATTGCTGTTGATATAGATATTTCGCCAGTGTTTCACCTGTGATGTCCCATACTCCGGGTTCCGTTTCTGCCAGTTCAGCGCCTCCGTGTGTATGACCCCAGGCCACATGTCCTCTGCGTGTGATGATGAATACATTGTCTGGTTGCCAGGGTTTCTCAGGATCCCAACGAGTCATGCCTAGGTCTGTTGATCCACGACCCCTACGTGGCCATAGGCTATCAGTCCACAGTTCAGTCATCCAATATGATTCTTCAATAGCCCATTCTTCTTCACGATATGCCGCTTGGCTCTTGGCCCTGCTCCATGCCCTGTGTTTTAGACTGCGGGCTCGGTCACCTGGATAGTGCCAGGCATTGGGTCTTTGATTCAGTTCATTAGTATCTTTGCGATCGACTTTCATGTTAGGGCCTTGATGATTTCTGCCATGCTTTGACCACGATGATATCGTTTGATCACAGCGTTGTAACTGATATTGAATTCTTCTGCCCAGGATTTTAAGTTCTGTTTTCGACCCTTGTAGACAGCATAGGTGCAGTCTGTTCTGCGTTGACCATAGCCCTTGCGAGTGTCCCATTTGACATTTTTCAGCGTCCAATCTCCAGTGGTGTCAATCCTTGTTAACTGATCGCAACCTGGGGGTCTGGGTAATTTCTCAATGTCATGAACGAATCGTTCAAATGACCACCACTTGGGGTCCAGTCGGATGCCTTGGGCTCCCTGTGTCCAATAGGTTTTGATATTGGGGTTAGTGGTGTAGTCTATCATATTACGCCACTTGCCATACCATGGATGTTTACGCATATCTATTAATCTCCTAATACTATATTTATTGTAACACAATACAGGTGCTATAATATAGCGATTTTTTGCTCATTTTAAATTCCCAAATCATCTAAATTAATCCAGGTGCCTTTGCTATTCTTAAACTTACCTTGCCAACCTTTAACAGGTGGAATTAATTTTAACTCAACTGCGGCAGTTACTTCTTGTTTTGAAAGCCAACTGATCCATTTATTACAGGTCACGCACCAATACATAGCACCATTAGGGGCTTTTGGGCTTATACGGATTTCTGTAGTATGATGTTCATGAAATGCCAGAGGAACTGTTTTTGGTGCTCTAAATTGTCTCATAATTTTCCTTTTAAGTGAGATCCGTTACAATAGGGTATAATTGTATATTGTTATTTTCTAAATTCTCATAATCAAATTTCAAATCGTATCCTGTATGAATTCTCACAAAATCAATCAATTCATTTAGATCTAACTCATTGTCACAACACCAACCATCATGTAATAAGAAATATCTGTAGTTCTTGTCATCTAAGTAAGTTCTAACTGAGTTAATAACTGATCGTTCCAGTTCGAAGTAAACACCCCATTTCTGTTTACTTGTAATCGGAAGTAATCTATTAGTCTTGGTATTTCGTCTTCTAGACATATGAGGTGTAATATATTCCCAACAGGTCTTGATGTCTTCTCTAAGTTCAATGAGGAATTGGTCTTGTTTGAGATATTCAATTCGTGCTTGATCTCCGTTCAATATTTGATAGATATCTGATTGTTCGTGATTGGCAATTCGTGCTCCAGCAAATAGAGCATTGATGATTTCTTTGACTGCTTCAACTGGCAGTTCAAGTTCTCGTGCTAGTTCATTTCTAATTTCTGTTCTGTCATTGAGATATTTGTTTAAAGCAAATAGATATAGATCCATACCTAATTGCTGTGCGTATTGATGAATCAATGTGGGAGCACAACATTCAATATCATAATCATGAACATATCCATGAAGACCCAATGATTGTTCTCTATATTGTTTGCGATAACGCTGTAATGGATGCCAAAGACGATTAGATTTATCTAGATATGGAAATTTACCACTTGTAAGTTCTTGTTGAAATTCTTGATTAATGAGATCCGTTACAATAGGGTATAATTGTATATTGTTTAATTTCATCACCTCTTTAAGATATCGAACTCCATCTTTGTTCAAAATATATTTCTTACAGATTCCCTTTTCACCTGGAATATTAAATCTAAAAAAGTCATCTGTAACTATCAGTAATTTCTGTCTAATCCATTTAGATAAAGGCCTAGATGACATACCGAAATATTTGTCGATATATCTACTAGACCAGGGATGTGGTCGAGTCTCACTCATAACGCCACAGACAAAGCCAAGGGCTTTGATGATTCGTCTAATTACTTTTGGGTCAGTTAAGTTTGGTTGATACATATAAATTTTTCATCCTTTGTCATCCTTGATCTAGATAAAGTATTTATATATTACATTAAAAACCAAAACAAAACAAGGATTTTTTACACCAAAAAAAAGCCCACCGTTGCGATGGGCTTAACTGTATTTGGATTTATTTTTCAGTTATCTGATCAAGGAATAGATGAAAAAATTTATAAGACATTATTGGAACACATCCGGAGATGGACCAAACACAGTATACAAAGAGATCTTAAGGAGAAATAGTTGTATATGCATATTTAAGCAAAATACAACAAACAGGTCAACCTTTTTGGTGATTTGCGGGGAATTTCTTACCACAGTAACATTTGATGATCTGTCCGCGATCTGTGATCTTGATCTGTGTCTTCTTGCCTTCGACTAGTTGATTACAGTCCTTACACCATTCACGATTGATGGGCCATTTTTTAACAATGGTAGTTCCTGTGAGGTTTGGTTCATAGGGTTCTGTGCTTGGACCCTTCTTGCTTCGTCCGTTTGGTTTTACTTCAGTTGGTCGTTCCACATCTATTATCCATTCAACACCAAGTTGATCTAATCTTTCTGTAAAGGCATGTCGTTTCATGCCAATATTTAGGTGTTGTTAGTCTGGGCCTCTAACATTTTGGATAATCGTTCTAGATAGTGTTTACGATGTTGAATATATTCACTATACTTGATTTGATCAAATAGGCGTTCAGTTGGGTTGGCAATCAACCAATCAATAAATTCTTTTGTAGGTAAGTTCACCAGTGTCCTAACACCTTAAGAATGGATCCTATTACACCTAATAAGAGCAAGATAATACTCGCACCACCCTTGATTAACATCCAGGCAATATCCGTCTTAAAAGTGTCAATTTTCGTCTCAATCGAGTCTAATTTCGCCTCAATTTTGTCGATTCTTGCCTCTAGAGAGGCGTATCTTAAGCCGCATTGGTCAACATGCGTTTCTAGGCTTGTTCGTTCTGATTGTGTAGTTTCTAACATGTTATTGTGAGACATAGGGTCCAATTAGACTAATAGAACCTTGGTCAATTCCTTCTATTACAGTAGTTTGATAAAGATCACTTCCACGGATAGAATCTAGGTATAGTGCTAGTTCCGGTGAAACATCAATGATATCCCATGTGAAATTATCTTGTGTTGTTGCTGTGGTTAATATTTCCATATGCTATCCTTAGACCGCCGTGGTGGCGTCATCATTAAAGTTATTTTCAAAATGTGCCAATAACACAGTCTGTTGATCATTAACAAATGCCGAACTGGTTGGAGTAAATGTAGTTCCACTTTTATAACGACATAGTCCGTTGGTGATACGAAGTTCATCTAGATATGTTCCTGAATTCATGCCAGTGATACCACCAAAACCATAGCCAACACGGACATTTTGATATTTCAACTGTGTTCTAGCAGTGGTTCCAGATGCCTGTTGAACACCATTGAGATAAAAACGATAGGTATTGGTCGCGCCAACGGTTTCTCTACAATAGGCAATGTGATTCCAGACATTTAATGATATAGCATATCCTGCCACAGATGGATCAAGTGAATTGTTACCTGCTGTATTGCCATTATTGTAATAGCCCACTGTGCCATTGGTTCCAACGTTTTGATAATAGAGACAGGCTGCATTGACTCCAGCATCTCCTCCAGCACTGGTCAATGTTATAAGTCCACCAAACCAAGTGGGCTTGGCAGTTGAATACATCCAGAACTCCACAGTAAAATCATTAAGTCCAAGAACCATATTTTGATCACTGAATTGGTGATAATTTGCTGATCCCGATGTGGTATTATTTCCCTGAACACTATAGGTGTCAAACTTTGCTCTTGTAGAACTTAAGGTAGCACCCGTTCCAACACTGGTTGCCGCAACTACCTGTGGACGGGGTCCTTGTGGAAATTTAGGTTGATTAACAAATAGCACGATGATTATCCAGCATAACTTCTTACCAGGCTACCTAGATAGGTATTGGTCGCACCTTGTATTCCTAGATAAAGAACACTGACAGTATCGATAGTATTGCTTGCTGTTGACAAGGTTTTGATACCACCTGCCCAGATAAAGTTCCAAGCACCACTGGTTGTAAATGTTCTACTGCCTGTGCCATCTTGTCTTAGAACTAGCACAGCGGACTGTCCAGTTGATGCTGAAGTAAATCCACTGAATACAAAGTTACCTGTTAAGGTTATGCTATGAACAGTTCCAGAACTTATGTTAACATTATAAGTTCCAGCCGCTGTGTTACCCCAGTTATAAACTGTATCTTGTGCTGGGCTTGTTGGTCCAGTGGCTCCAGTTGATCCGTTTGTTCCATTAGTTCCATTAGTTCCAGCAGGACCTGTTGCTCCCTGACTACCAGTTGCTCCAACTAGGCCAACACCCGTAGCACCTTGTGCTCCAGTAGCACCCGCAGATCCAGTTGCTCCCATATAACCATTGTTACCTGGTGCGCCTGCTGGTCCCGTAGCACCGGTTGATCCAATGCCTGTTGCTCCCGTATTACCTTGTGCGCCTGTAGCACCTTGGTTGCCAGTATCGCCTTTAACACCTTGGATACCCTGTGGTCCAGTAGATCCAGTCGCTCCGTCAAATCCAGTAACTCCAGTAGCACCTTGTGGTCCAGTAGATCCAGTTGCGCCCGCATTTCCGGTAACACCTGTTGCGCCTTGATTACCTGTTGCTCCTGTTGCTCCATTAAATCCAGTTAGTAAGAAAACCCAACTGGTGTAAGTTCCTGATCCACTAACATATCCAACATTCATTGTTAGAGTGGTTCCACTATAACTTGATACAGTTCCAACCATATAGTTGTTGACATCATACGCCACAATGATTGCTTGACCAGGACTATACATGGAATTGCCAGTATCTAAATTAACTGTAAATGTCTTAGTTCCAGTGCCAATTGCGTTGCTAGTAGTTGAAGATAATTTGTATCCAAGACCACTAGCACCAACAGCACCCGTTGCTCCCGTAAATCCAGTTGATCCAGTTGCGCCCGCATTTCCGGTAACACCTGTTGCGCCTTGATTACCAGTTACACCTGTCGAGCCTTGATTACCCGTAATGCCGGTAGCGCCTTGTGCTCCAGTTGCTCCAATATTACCTTGTGCTCCAGTTGCTCCAATATTACCTTGTGCGCCAGTGGCTCCAATATTACCTGTCTGTCCAGTGGCTCCAGTAGCACCCTCATTACCTTGATTACCTTGTGATCCAGTTACACCTGTCGCTCCTTGGATACCTTGGATGCCCTGAATACCAGTAGCACCTTGATTACCAGTAACACCCGTGGCTCCAATGGATCCCGTATTACCTTGTGGTCCTGTTGCTCCAGTAGTTCCAGGAACGCCTTGTTCGCCTTCAATACCTTGGATGCCTGTGGCTCCGGTAACTCCTGTTGCGCCAAATGCGCCAGTGGCTCCGGTCTGTCCAGTGGCTCCAGTTGATCCATAGACACCTGTGGCTCCTTGTGGTCCTTGTGCGCCAGTTGCTCCCGTATTGCCTTGGATACCAACAGCACCATCTAGATTGATTTCCCAACTTGAGTATGTGCCTGATCCAGTCTTACCATTGATTGTAACAACCAACTCACCTGTGGCTTGATTATAGCTATCCACGGTGCCATGCATGTGGTTAGCACTATTATAGGCAATGAGTAGAGTCTGTTGTGTAGAATAATCTAAGTATAGATCATTAGTAGTAAAGGTCAATTGACCATTATTAGTAATAGTTTGTGTAGTGTTGCTGGTTGTGTGATAACGATCGCCATCTAGTCCACTAGCACCTTGAACACCCGTTGCTCCAGCAAAGCCAGTTGCTCCGCTAGCACCTGTGGCTCCTGTAAATCCGGTTGCTCCTGTAGATCCTTGATTTCCAGTAACGCCAGTTGATCCGTGAACACCAGTAGATCCTTGGTTACCTTGGTTACCCTGATTTCCTTGTGGTCCTGTTGCTCCAGTAGATCCCGTATAACCCGTAGCACCCGTAGATCCGTTATTTCCTGTGACTCCAGTTGAGCCCTGTTCACCTTGAATACCCTGTGGGCCTTCAACACCCTGAATGCCTGTGGCTCCAGTGGCTCCAATGTTACCTGTAACACCAGTTGCGCCGGTAGATCCAATATTACCTTGAATACCTGTCGCACCTGTCGATCCTGTGTTACCTGTTAGACCAGTTGCTCCAGTGGCTCCAACATTACCTGTTAGACCAGTTGCTCCAGTGGCTCCAACATTACCAGTTAGACCAGTTGCTCCAGTGGCTCCAACATTACCAGTTATACCCGTGGCACCCGTTGCTCCGATATCTCCAGTTACACCAGTCGATCCTTGGTTACCCGTAATGCCTGTGGCTCCTTGATGGCCTGTTGCTCCTGTAGAACCAGTCGATCCTGTGAATCCAGTTGCTCCGGTTGATCCTTGGAATCCTGTAGATCCAGTTGCTCCAGCAT